CAGCAGGAACAGCAGCTGGTGGCGATGATTACCGATTTCCCGGCATTCCCCGGCGGCCCCAATACCGCCAACGTTCACCCTGATGAAGTGGAGAACTGGAAGGCGCACGGCTGGAAAGAAATGGAGTGATGCATGATCACTTTCATCACCGTTGAAGATGTCAATTCGATTCTCGGTGCCACCTGGACAGATGAAAGCAAAAAAGCCAAATCTGTGCTGATGGCTAATACCTGGATGAATGGACTTAACCTGAAACTGCCGTGCGATAAGGCAACTCACGAAACCATTATTCCTGACGATGTGAAACAGGCCGGCGCCTATGCGGCGCTGGCAGCCTCAAATGGTGGCCTGTATCAGCAGAAAACTGACTCGGGGGTGCTGTTGAGTAAGACCGTTGACGCTGACGACGTTTCTGTTTCCAAAACCTTCGCAGAACTCGCTACCAACAGCTCTGCATTGCTCGATTCCGACCTGCAGCTGGCGCTTGCAATGCTAAAGCCCTATGGCATTAGTCAGTCTCAGGTACGGCTGGTAAGGGGGTGATATGCAAAACACTGATGTGCATTATGCCGGTGACGGGCTCGGCCCTCGCGATGTGTTTGTGAATGGAAACCCGATCAATTATGTCGTTTACGCAAACCCGGCAAAGGGCGTTGTTGAGTTTGCACCTCATCCACTCCGGGCGAAACGAAATGGTGAAATCTATACCCGTAGGCTTCGCGGTTCTGTGATCGTTAAATTCCGTCATAGCGGTGGTGAATGCGATGGGTATACGTGATGAGTTGCAGACAGAAGTCGCCACAGCATTCGATACTGATCTGCAGGATGCGGTTAAGGCGTTCACCGGCAGTTACACCGTTCGTGGTGCCTGGGATCCGGTTACGGAAACCGGCACTGAAACACAGGTGACTTACTCAGGGCGCGGAGTGCTGGCGCGCTATAAACTCCGCCGTATCGATGGCGTTAATATTCTGCATGGTGATGTGAAGCTAACCGCCCTGGTTAACGAGGTGACTGATAAGCCGGCCGTCGGACATATCATCATCGCACCGGATCCGATTACGGGTGAGCCTCAGCGTTACGAGATCATCACCGCTTCTGCCGACTCTGCTGGAGCTGCGTACTCCATTCAACTGCGGAGGGCGTGATATGGCTAAGGGCTGGAACATTGACCCGGCGGCATTCGCCGGGCTGGTGGCCGAAGATGTCAAACTACGCCAGCGGACAATCGCCATTCAACTGCTGAATGAAATTGTTCAACGGTCGCCGGTAGGAAACCCGGAGCTGTGGGCCATCAACGCGACCGCGGTTCAATACAACAAAGCTGTTGGGGAATGGAACGAATCTCTTTATGCCGATCCTGCTAACCTGACCAAAACCGGAAGGCTCAGGAAGAAAGTCCGTGTTAATGACAGCATGGATATCATGCGGCCGGCTGAGTATCGCGCAGGAACCTTCAGGGCATCGCATTTTGTCAGCATCGGCGAGCCTAATCATTCCGTCCCGACCGAACCGGATCCGCGCGGGACAATGACGTTTCTTAATGGCAAAAATATTATTGACCAGGCGCCAGCCTACTCGGTGATTTACATCCAGTCGAACCTGCCTTACTCCGTGCCTCTGGAGAATGGACACTCAACACAGGCGCCGACAGGCGTCTATGCCGTCTCGTTTAATGGTGTGATTCAGGCCTACAAATGACCCTTACAGAAATCAGAAACGCTGTCATTTCCCGAATGGCGGCACAGACCGCTATTGCCTCTGATGCGGTGGATTATCCCAATGGTCCGGTATTTGACCCCAGCAACCGCGATATCTGGGCCCGCCTCACCAACATTGCAGGGCAGGCAGGCGCAACCGAGATCGGGAATGGGCCGGTCGTGCACAGGACAGGTTTACTCATCATTCAGCTGTTTGTTCCGGTCGGTTCCGGGACGTTGCTTATCTCCCGGACCGCCGATCAGCTAACGGAGCTATTTGAGTTCAAGGACGACGGAAAGCTGAGTTATTTCGCAGTTTCTGCTGTGCCGGCAGGCGAGACCGATGGCTGGTTACAGCTCAATCTTCAAATTCCTTATCGCGCTCTGTAGCGCACAAAAAACAGGAGGCTCCTGTGAGCTCAGGTGCAAAAGTAGTAGCCGCGTTTATTCGCGAGACAACGCCAGGAATCACGCCGACGGCAGGGGCGTGGAACCTGCTACGTCGTTCTTCATTTGGTCTGAAACCAACGCAGAACACCAATGATAATGACGAAATCGCTGGTGACCGCATGGCGCAGGGCGTTTCACGCGGCACAGTGGATGTCGGCGGAGATGTCGGCACGCGGTTTCGCTGGAATCAGCATGATGATTTTCTGGCGAGCTGCTTTGGTGCGGAATGGGTGGATAACGTTCTGACCATGGGCAATGGCCGCATCACGTTCTCAGTGGCTTCCTATGCCGAAGATGTGGGTATCGCCCAAATCGCCCGCGGCTGTCAGGTGGCAACCCTGCAGATCGAAATCCCGAATGATGGTGACATCACTGCTACGGTCACGTTTGCTGGTCTAGACTGGGAGACGAAAGGTGACGATACCAGCTTCTTTAGCGCGCCGGTCGATAATGCCGGAGCGTTGCGCTATTCGTTCAAAGAGGTAACAGCCCTCAACCTGAATGGTGTAGCTGGGGGTAATGGTTTCTGTGTCGATACCTTCAACATCCAGTTCGACAACAATATGCAGACCCAGCGTTGCATCGGTACCGGTTCGGCGTTCGCCGGCGCGAATATTCCGACAACCTTTACGCCGTCCGGGCAGATCACGCTTTCTTGGTCAAAAGCTGCGTGGGAGCTCTATAAGAAAACGTTCACCGGCGAAACGGTACCGTTTAGCTTTACGCTGGAGAATGCTGAAGGCGCATATACCTTCTATTTCCCGGAAGTGCAGATTTCCGGTGACTGGCCGGATGCGGGGAGCACTGACATTGTTCAGGTTCAGCTGGATATCACCGCGGCCAATACTCCGCCAACTATCACCCGCGTCCCCAAAGTGCCGGCGACGGCAATCAGTGTTGCGCCAGCCACTTCAACTGGGGCCGTGGGATCTACTGTGACGTTAACCGCCACGCTTACGCCAGCTGATTCAACTGATACCGTCCAGTGGACGTCATCGGATCCGACTATCGCCAGCGTGGTTTCTACCGGGCAGAAAACAGCGAAAGTCACGCGTAACGCAGCCGGTACGGCAACCATCACCGGTAAGGCCCGCACCTTTACGGCAACGTCTGAAATCACCGTTACCGCGCCTTAATTTACCTGGCCCGTTCTGCAGTCATCGCGGATCGGGCTTTTTTGGGAGTCTTTATGCTGATTATTTCTTCTCAAATTGATTTGAACGGAGAACGCTGGTTTTTCCCTTACAAAAAGCCAGCAGGAAGTAAAAAGAAATTCACGCCGGAAGACGAGGCGCTGTTTAAACTCCGTCTGCTGGTGGCCAGTAGCGAGAATTCACAATACCGCTCACGCAACGCGCTGGTGCGGCGCCATATCGACAAAATGGACGCAAGTTACCAGGTCGGTACGGATGCTTTCGATCTCGCCAGTGTGGGCGAGATTGACTCGGTTGATGATCTTCTCATCGACAATTGCGCGCGCTTTCTTCTGAAAGACTGGGAAGGCGTGGGGGAGCTGGTGGATGGTACGGAGACGGCCGTAGCGTATACACCGGAGCGTGGTGTTGCGTTACTGAAGCAAAACCCCTCTCTGTACTGGCTTATTCTGGCTGAGGCGGCAAACATTGCTCAGGGTAAGGAGCAGCAGACTCAGGAAACCGTAAAAAAGCCATAGAGGCCCAAAAGTGGCTAAAGGAATTCGCCGGCGAACAGGGTGACAAAGCAAAGTGGCGCAGGGAGAAACTAAATCTCCCGCCCATTCCAGAGCCCGAAATCGATGCAGTCACTGGGGAGATCCTCAACGCTTACGCTATGATATCGCGCGGCAGGAAGTATGCCGGAATGGCCGGAGTGCCACTCCCCCTATCCCTGAATGATATCGAGCTTTACCTGGCATCGCGCACCATCCTGATCGACCGCATTGAGTTTGACGCAGCGATACTGGCTCTCGATGATGCCTGGAGGGCTGAGTGGGCCGAAGAGCAGAAAAGACAGGCAAAAGTGAAGTAGTCATATCATTGTCTACATCTATTCCTGTGCTAACCTGTGTGCAAATGTTAATGATGGGGATAGGGATGTGGAACTAATCATAATTTGTGCAATTATTGGGTGCATACCAGCGGCGATAGCGAGCAGTAAAGGGCGCTCGTTTTTTGCTTGGTGGTTATACGGAGCGCTTCTCTTCATCGTAGCTCTAATTCACTCACTGGTAATCAAGAAGGACATTCGCGCCATGGAACAGAGCCAGCTTGATAGTGGGCTGGTTAAATGTCCATATTGTGCAGAAATGATTAAGCCTGAAGCCATAAAGTGTAAGCACTGCGGTAGTGATGTTAAAGAAGCGATAGAAGTTGCTAGGCTCAAAAATTTTAAGCCGAGCGACATCCCATTTGATGCATTTTTCATCAGAAAAAAGGTAGGCTTTGATGTTAATGAAGAGGCGGTAACTAACTTGGTATCACGCTTGAAACAAGCTAATCCTGAATTAGGCCCCGAGAGCATCAAAGAAAAGTATATTATGCAAATTAATGAGTTGGTAAATCAGCTACCTAGTGGAATTCGTGATGAATTCATACGAACTTATAATGCAAAGCTTTGATAACTGAGCCCACTATTTTGTGGGTTTTTATTGCTGCCCCCATAACATGAACCTCGCTCCGGCGGGGTTTTTTATTGCCCGGAGATCGCCAAATGACAGAACAAACTTCCCGCTTGGCCATTGTTATAGATAGCTCTGGGGCAGAAAAACAGGCTGACAGCCTTGCAGTTGCGCTTGATAAGATGACTCAGTCTGGTGATAAAGCCGTAACCAGCATGTTCAAAGTGACAAAAGCGACTGACGAGGAAAAAGACGCGCTCAATAAATTGCGAGCAGTCATTGATCCGGTTGGTGCTGCTATTGATACCGTTGGCCGCCGCTTTACTGAGCTGAAAAAATACTTCGACAAGGGGCTAATTGACGAGGAAGAGTTTCGCTCTCTCTCCAAAATGCTGAATGATACGACCGATGAGTTAAGCGGCGTTGCACAAGCTCAACGAGAAGCAGAAAAGGCCAGCAAATTAGCTGCTGCTCAGCAGGAGGCGCAGGCTGATGCATTCCAAAGAATGCTCGATAAAATCGACCCTCTGGCAGCTGCGCTTCGCAATCTTGAACAACAGCAAAGTGAACTCAACACGGCCTTTAAATCGGGGGCAATTAATACTTCTCAATATGATGCCTACAGCAAAAAACTGCAGGATACTCGCCGAGAAGTAACCGGCGAAGCACAAGCCGAGCGCGAAGCTGCAAAAGCACATGATGAACAGGTAAATGCACTGCGTCGTCTTGAGGCACAAATAGATCCCGTAGGTGAAGCATTCCGCCGCCTGAACGAGCAACAGCGCCAGCTTGATACAGCCAAAACATCCGGGATGCTGTCGCCCCTGGCTTACGATCGCCTCAACAGCAAACTTGCAGAATCCCGCGATGCCCTGGAGAAAACCCAGGCGCAATTGGGTAAAACAGGCCAGTCTGCAGCTCAGACTGCCAATGCTATGCGCATGATCCCTGCTCAAATGACAGATATTATTGTCGGCTTATCTACAGGTCAGTCGCCATTCATGGTGCTCATGCAGCAGGGCGGGCAGTTGAAAGATATGTTCGGCGGTATTGGTCCCGCGATTAAAGGTGTTGGCGGATATGTGCTGGGGTTGATTAACCCTGTCACTCTGGCTGCCGCGGCTGTTGGTGCTCTTGGTCTGGCCTATTACAAAGGCTCACAGGAGCAGGACGAGTTCTACAAGTCGCTAACCCTTGGCGGTAATCTGGTTGGTAAAACCTCCGGGCAACTGGCAGATATGGCTGCCCGTGTATCGGTCGCAGCTAACACCACAACCGGTGCAGCAGCTTCAACGCTGAATCAGTTGGTGTCATCCGGTAAAGTAGCTGGCGATTCTCTGGAGCGCGTGACAACCGCCATTGTTAAGATCAGCGATGCGACGGGTATTGCTACAGAAAAGCTGGTGAGCGACTTCAACGATATTGCTGCTGATCCAGTAGCGGCTATAACCAAACTTAACGACCAGTACCACTTTCTGACACTGGCAACCTACAACCAGATTAAAGCGCTACAGGATGAAGGTAATCAGCAGGATGCTGCACGGGTGGCTACTGATGCTTACGCCAATGCCATGCAGCAGCGTGCGAATGATATTCATCAGAATCTTGGTCTTCTTGAAAGTGCATGGGACTCGCTGGGTAAAACGGCCAAAGGCGCCTGGGATGCGATGCTCAACATTGGGCGTGAACAAACACTAACGGATAAACTTGCCACCTTAAACGAAAGTATTGCTGAAGCCCAAAAGGGGCAAAAAGATGGTGGGTTCTGGAACAGTTTTAGCGCGAGGTTTACCAACCTCCCGGAGATGATAAAACAGAGAGATTTGCTTGAATCAGTTGCCAATCTTCAGGGGGATGTAACCAAAGGACAGGCGAAGGCTAAGGAAGCCGAACAGCAAAGAATTAAAACGCAGCAGGAAGCAGATCGCGTTAACCAGCAATATCTGAGCAATGCGGATAAGCGCAATAAAGCTATTAAGCAGCAGAGCGAATTCCTGAAGGCAGGTGCAATTACTGCTGAGCAATACGCAAAAAACGTCTCACGTATTAACGAGCTGTACAAAGACCCGAAATCACCCAAGACGCCAAAGGGTAAAGCATATACCGAGGACGCAGCAACCCGGCTGCTTGATCAGATAAACCAGCAAACTGCTGCCATGCAGTCCCAGCTGGATGCCAGTGACAAGCTTAATAGCGCGACACAGGCTCGTATCAAGTTCGAGCAGCAGATTGCTGACCTCAAATCTAAGACGCAGCTCACCGCTGACCAGAAGTCGATCCTTTCCCGTTCAGATGAAATCCTCCAGGCGTATAAGCAGCAGGAGGCACTGCAAAACTCTGTTAAGACCCTGGACGACTACCGGAAGATGCAGGAACAGGTAAAGACGAAGGATGAGCGGACCAACGATCTGCTTAAAACTCGTCTTGAACTGCTTGAGAAGGCCAAAGCAACCGGGCAACTAAAACCCGGTGAATATGAAAAAACGCGGGCAGATATTTATCAAAACACCGATATGCAACTGCCCTCGACGGTTCGTAATGTTGTAGGAAACCTTACACCCACAGGAGGGCGACTCTCAGGAACTTTTGAGGGGATGCAGGGGCAAATCAACGAATATGGACAGGCTCAGCAAGAGCTCCAGCGCTGGCTGGCAGCTCAGGAGGAAGCTTATGCGAAGGCCGGTGAAATAACTGCAGAGGGTGAGGCTAGAATGACCTCTATTCGTCAGCGTGCAGCGGATGCAAATCAGGTCATAGAGGCTCAGAAAAACACCATCATATCTGCGGCCACGCAGTCCTTGTTTGATAGCACCGCTGAAATCATGCGAACGGGGTTTGGTGAGCAATCGGCAATCTACAAGGTCGCTTTTGCTGCGAGCAAGGCATTCGCTATCGCGGACTCAATGGTGAAAATCCAGCAGGCTATAGCAAGCGGTGCAGTTAGCGCGCCTTATCCGGCCAACATCATCGCTATGGCCTCAATCGCTGCGCAGACTGCCAGTATCGTCTCAAATATCCAGGCTGTTTCAGGTGTTGGCTTCGCCTCCGGCGGTTACACAGGCCCCGGTGGTAAGTATCAGCCAGCGGGTATTGTTCACAAAGGAGAGTACGTCTTCGACCAGGCGTCAACGAACCGGATCGGCGTGTCTCAGCTTGAGGCACTTCGAAATGGCCAACCGCTGGATGCGACTCTGGGGCGCACAGGGTTTGGTACTGGTGTCCAGAACGTTAACAGCGACAACAGCAGCAAGACCACCATCCATGCTCCCATTGAGCAGCATTTCCATACGCCGCCCGGTGTGACACCTGATCAGATGGCTCTCTCCATGGCTCAAACGCAGAAGCGGGCGACAACGGAAGCCCTGGATCAGGTTGCTGCGCAATTGTTGAGAGGAGATGGGAAAGTTGGTAAGGCAATGCGCAGTAAATATCCAGGCAGAGGGTTAGAGTGATGACTGATATCTACTACCCGCATGACAGTCTTCCGATGCCATTACAGGAAGGATACGGATTCCAGCCTGTTAGCCCGTTAAAACGAACCCAGTTAACCACCGGCCGCGCGCGGCAAAGGCGAGCTTATACGTCCACGCCGACGCAGGCCAGCATCACCTGGTTTATGGAAACCGATGCGCAGGGACTGGCGTTTGAGTCCTGGTTCCGTGATGCGTTATCTGACGGGGCTGCATGGTTCATGATGAAGCTGCAGACTCCGGCGGGCATTAAGTTTTACAAATGCCGCTTCACAGATATTTATCAGGGACCGGTGCTGGTGGCCCCGATTTACTGGAAGTACACGGCAACGCTTGAATTATGGGAGCGCCCCCTTGCTCCTGCCCCATGGGGTAATTACCCGGAATGGATCGTCGGCAGCTCACTGCTGGATATTGCGCTGAATAAGGAGTGGCCGAAGCATGACGCAGATTAAACGCCTCTACGCCAGCAGCGGGCCGGAGGTGATCATTGAAACGCTGCAGATCACCGTTGGCTCAGATATTCACTACCTGTGTCAGGGCTACGAGGATATTACGGCGACGACGGAGAACGGTGATACCGTAACGTTTTCAGCCTGTGCGATAGACATAGCGCTGCCGGCGCGCAATGCGGACGGCACGCAGGACCTCAAATTTGCCCTGTGCAATATCGATGGTGTTGTGTCCACGGCGATCCGCTATGCCCTGGCTAACAGATTGCCTGCATGGCTGACGTACCGGAGTTATATCTCTACGGATTTAGCAGCGCCTGCGGCAGTGCCGTATACGCTGAAAATCAAGTCGGGTTCCTGGACGGCGACAGAGGTTCAGATCACTGCGGGCTACATGAATATCCTCGATACCGCCTGGCCGCGTTTCCGCTACACGCTTCCTGTATTCCCCGGACTGCGTTATATCAGCTAAGGAATCCATCATGTTTATTCCTGATAAATACCGTTCAGTCACCTGGCTGAAGGGCGGGCGCGTATACCCGCAGCTCGACTGTTTCGGCATTGTGAACGAGATACGCCGCGATCTGAATTTACCCGTCTGGCCCGATTTTGCCGGGGTCACCAAAGACAACGGCGGCCTCGACCGGGAAGCGCGCCGGATGATGCTTACCCTTGAGCGCTGCGAACCCTGCGAAGGGGCCGGGGTGGCCTGTTATTCCGGGTCGACTGTCACCCACGTAGGGATCGTGGTCAGTATCGATGGTCTGTTGCATGTGGCGGAATGCAATCCGGGTACGAACGTCACCTTTCTGCCGTTGCCGCGGTTTAAGCGCCGATTTGTCAAAGTGGAGTTCTGGCAATGACCATTCGTTTTTATCCGTCCCGGCTTCCCGGAGAACCACTCGAAACGCATAAGCATGGTGTAACCAGTATTCGCAACTGGCTGGTGGCAAATGTTGAAGGCTACGAGGATCGGGATGTCCCACCGCTGACCGTTGAGGTTGAGGGGCAGTCAATTCCGCCAGGCGAATGGGCTATTTTCGTGATCCACCCTGATAGTGATGTCCGGCTTTATCCGGTGCCTTTCGGGCTTGAGGCCGCGACAATTGCCTGGATCGGAGTGGGCATTGCCGTCGCATCTGCGGCTTATTCATTGTTCATGATGAGTAACATTGATGCCGGCGGCTATACGTCATCCACAGGTCGAAGCCTCGACCTGAACCCCGCTAAAGGAAACAGCGCGAAACTGGGTGATGCCATTCGTGAAGTTTTTGGGCGCGTGCGTATTTATCCGGATTATGTCGTGCAGCCCGTTACCCGGTTTGATGCCGCCGATCCTACGAAAATGCGCGTCCAGATGCTGCTGTGTCTCGGTGTCGGTGATCTGATTTATACCAATGGCGATATCCGGGTTGGCAGTACGCCAGCTTCAACGCTACCGGAATTCAGCAGCACCCATTACCCGCCAGGCGCGGACGTTTCCGGTGATGAGCGCAGCGAAAACTGGGTCAACTCCACCGAAGTGGGCGGGACGTCATCCGGCACCGGGCTGGATATGGCCCAGACGTCGCCGGACGCAGATGACATTATCGCAGACAGCATGACCGTATCCGGTTCGAGCGTAACGTTTACCGGGCTGGACACGGATGACGGCGATGACGACGACGAGAACGATAACGCACTGCCGCCCAGTTGGGTCGCTGGCGCTGTGGTCGAACTGAAAGCCCCGGCGAACTACCAGATCACCACGGCGGCTGGATACAGCGTTATCGCAAGCCCGCTGCTGACGGAGATCGCGCCGGTGGTTGGAATGCCGGTGACGCTGGGGTTTAACTCTGTCGATTACGATCTGTTTATCGCGTCATATACCCCCGGTCAGGCTGCAGTGCCCGGCACCGGGGGGAGTGCGGCAAAAGTCCAGGCCAGTGCGGCCCCGACCACCTTCGATTTTTCGACCAGCTCCAGCACGTTCACGATCACCTGGCAGGGGGTTACCTACCCGGTGTCGCTGGTGGCTAACTACGTCTCTATGTCGGGACTGCTGGCGGCCATCACCGAGGGACTCACTGGCTCCGGCCTGGTTGTGCAGGACAACGGCGGAACTGTACTGATAACCGAGGCGGCCAGTCCGTTCGCGGGTGGGGCGATCACGTCCTCTTCACTGCCTGCAGCTGTTTTCGGTGATGCCCCGGTTTACACCTCCGGCACGGCATCAACCGGCGGCAGCCCGGCGGTAACGGCGAATGTGACGCTTGCCTATAACAGCGCCACGGGAACAGCCTTTTCCGGCATGCCGGAGGGGGTGCAACGGCTTTCACTTGCTCACCGCGGGAATGAGTACCGCATTGTCTCGACCGACGGCACAACGGCGACGGTGGCGCGCCTGGTTAATGGTGCCGTTGATGAGTCATGGCCGGGATTCACCGCCCGGACGATGATCGACTACGAGGCCACTGGTCTTAACGACACGTTGAGCTGGCTGGGGCCGTTCCTGGTTTGCCCTGAAAATGAGACCGTCGATATGTTCGAGGTGAATTTCTCCTTCCCGAACGGCATCTGTGGCTTTGACAGCAAGGGGAAAAAGCGGCTTCGGCATGTTGAGTGGGAGATTCAGTATCGCGTCTACGGTTCCGGATCGGGGTGGGTGAGTCACCAGGGAGAGTATGCGCTTAAAAACGTCAACGGGCTGGGATTCACTGAGCGGATCACCCTTAGCTCACCAGGGCTGGTAGAGGTTCGCTGTCGCCGGCGCAATGAGCAGAGCTCAAACAACGCCAGGGATTCGATGTACTGGCAGGCACTGCGCGGGCGACTGCTGACGCGCCCTTCATCCTATCGCGGCGTGTCGCTGATGGCGGTGACCGTTGAGACGGGGGGCAAATTGGCGGCTCAGTCGGACCGCCGCGTAAACGTTGTGGCCACGCGGGCCTATGACTCAGGAACGGCCAGAACTATCTCGGGTGCTCTGCTGCATGTCGGAAACTCGCTGGGGCTGGAGATGGATGTCGACACCATCAACGCGCTGGAGTCTGCATACTGGACGCCACGCGGCGAGTATTTCGACTTTGCTACCGGCGACAGTATCTCAGCGCTGGAAATGCTGCAGAAGATAGCCAATGCCGGCAAGTCCCGCTTCCTGTTAAGTGATGGCCTGGCGACGGTCAACCGTGAGGGGATTAAGCCCTGGACTGGCGTGATCACTCCGCATGAGATGGTGGAGGAGCTGCAGAGCGGATTTACCGTACCGTCCGACGATGATTTTGATGGCGTCGACGTGACGTACATCAACGGGGCTACCTGGGCAGAGGAGACCGTTAAATGCCGGACGCCTGACAATCCGACGCCAGTGAAAATCGAGAATTATAAACTCGATGGGGTACTCAATCAGGATCACGCCTATCAGATCGGCATGCGTCGCCTGATGAAATACCTGCAGCAGCGGGTGACGTTCCAGACCACTACCGAGCTGGACGCGCTGTGCTACAACCTGGGCGATCGCATTGTGCTCACGGATGATATTCCGGGTAACAACACGATTTCCTGTCTGGTGGAGGCGATGACAACGGCGGGTGGCGTGACAACGTTCACCGTCACGGAGCCGCTGGACTGGTCTTACGAAAATCCCCGCGCGCTGATCCGCTATCAGGATGGCTCTGCATCCGGGCTGATGGTGGCAAGCAGGGTGGGTGATTTTCAGCTGTCAGTCCCGCACCTGAGCGAGTTTGATGATCCGATGAAGGTTGACCTGTCGTCGGCAACCATCGAGCCGATCCGCCTGGTGTTCTGCGGCTCAACGCGCCACGTCTACGACGCCATTGTAGAGGAGATCGCCCCGCAGTCTGACGGAACCTGCCAGGTCACCGCAAAAGAATACCTCGAATCGTTCTACCAGTACGACGACGCCACATACCCCGGCGACGCTGCTTAATACCAAAAAAATCCCTTTCAACTTTTCTTTCGCTCAAACCCTCGTTTGGGCGAACGCCTTTTTTGGAGCAAAAAATGGCCGAACTTAACCCGCCTTTGGGAACGACGACGCCTGAAATTTTCCTGGATAACGTCAAGCGCGCTGACGAACTGGTGAACGGTCCGGCCGGAACGGTTAACGACCGCGGCGGTGAACCGCTGGATACGTGGCGCCAGATGATGGCGAAAAACGACGAGATCAGGCAGAACCTGATCCCGCTCAGTAAGCAGTACGCGACGCTGGCGGCGGCGCAGGCGGATATCGCGAATATCCCCGAGGGGAGCAGCACGTATTACCGCAGCCCGGACGACAGCGCGCTGGCAGTTGAGGTTATTAACAACGCC